GGGGGCATTCCTGATGCTGTTATGGCCGCAGCTGAGGCCGCGCTTTCATCTGGCATTGAATGCAAACTATTGCAAACAGGCAATCCCACGCACTTGACCGGACCACTTTACCGCGCCTGCACAACGGAACGCAGTTATTGGCATGTGATCGAGATTACCGGGGATCCTGACGATCCAAAACGATCAAAGAGAATCAGCATCGATTGGGCGCGTAAACAGATTCATTCCTATGGCCGCGATAACCCGTGGGTTCTGGTCAACGTCTTTGGCCGATTCCCTCCACAATCTCTTAATGCGCTTATTGGTCCAGATGAGATGCGTGATGCAATGAAACGCATGATTCCTCTTGAGGCCTACCGGAACAGCCCGCGCATTCTGGGCATAGACGTTGCGTGTGAAGGCGATGATGCAACGGTGATTTTTCCTCATCAGGGTCTGGTCAAGTTCAAGCCCAAGGTTTTGCGCGTGCCTGATCTGGTGCAGGTTGCGGGGCATTGTGCGAACGCAATTATAAAATTCAAGCCCGATGCCGTGTTTGTGGATTCCACCGGCGGATTTGGTAAATCCGTGTGCGATAATCTGAATAATTGGGGTTATAACGCCACGCCCATACATTTTTCGATGAAGGCGCAAGACAATCAATACGTCAACAAGCGCGTTGAGATGGCCGTTGAATTTGTCCGGTGGATCAAGGGCGGCGGCTGCCTGCCTGATGTACCTGAGCTGGTCGAAGAGGCTACCAAGATGAGCTATTTTTTCAAGGGTGATCAGCTGCAGTTGATTGGCAAAGATCAGCTCAAAGAAGAATTACACCGCTCATCTGATTATTTTGATGCTGCGATGCTCTGTCATGCATTTCCTGTTATAAAAAGAGACCCCTTGCACGGTATCCGCGCACGCAATGAGGCCGAATATAATCCCGTTCAGCGTCATTTTTCACAATCGGGCAATCAAAAGGTTGATGATTACAATCCAATAGCATAAGATCGTAAGAGCTGACCGGAGATGGCCTTCCATAATTGGAGGCTTAAAATGTGCGTTCCATCTAAACCCAAAGCCCCTGCGCCTGTTCAAATTCCTGATCCGCCTGTTGTTGAGCAACCAGCCCCTGCGCCACAGGAGCAAGATGCGTCTGTGACCCGTTCGCGCAATGCAGAGCGTCGTCGTCGTATGCGTTCATCTGCGGCCAATAACACGCTGATCACCGGAGGCGCGGGCCTGACTGATTCAGCCACCACGGCAACAAAAACGCTTTACGGGCAATAAAATGGCAAATGTGCCAATCAATCAGGAAGAGTTCTGCCGTCTTTACAAGGCGCGTTATGTTGCCCTGCGCAATGAGCGTGCGACGTATGAGGCATTGTGGCGGGATATCCGTAACTTTTTGGCTCCCCGCACTGCGCGCTTTGAGGGCGAACAGATCAACGATGCGACACGGCAGGATTTGGATATCCTTAACACGTCTCCGCGCATGGCGGTGCGTGCGCTTCCGGCCGGTATGCAAGCGGGTGTGACATCACCTATGCGCCCGTGGTTCCGGCTGGGCACGCCTGATCCTGAGCTGCAGGAGTTTCAACCTGTCAAAGAATGGCTTTATGACACTGAGCGGCGCATGCGTCTGGTGCTCTCACGCTCAAACATTTATGACCGGCTTAAAAGCCTTTACAGCACGCTGGGCATTTACGGCACGGGCGGCATGTTTATTGAAGAGGACACGCAAGACATCGCCCGCGCGCATGATTTCCCAATGGGCACGTTTATGATTTCCACAAGCGCAGCCGGCCGCGTCAATACAATGTTCCGCGATATCAATATGCGCGTGGTGCAATGGGTTGAGAAATTCGGTCTTGAGAGCTGCCCCACCGTGGTGCGCAATTGTTATGATCGTGGCGATTATGAGCAATACTTTCCTGTTGTGCATATGGTCGAACCTAATCGCATGTTCAGAGCGGGCAGTTCTTTATCGCAATTTAAAGAATATGCGTCTGTCTGGCTTGATCCGTCGGGCAATGGCGAGCGGGGCACGATCTTAAAATACAGCGGATATGATGATCAGCCTATGGTCTGCCCGCGCTGGGACATTTTGGGCGAAGACACATGGGGTTTTGGATGCGGTGAGATTGCTCTGGGGGATGGAAAGCAATTGCAGCTGGGCGAAAAGAGAGCCCTGCAGATGCTTGATCAGATTGCCAAGCCCACAATGGTTGGCGATGCGTCTTTACGCAATCACCGCACAACACAGCTTCCAGGTGACACCACGTATGTCAACGGCCTGACCACGTCCGCGCAGCAGGGTTGGAAACCTGCGTATCAGATTAACAATGCGCCGCTCAATGCGATAGAAGAAAAGCAACGGCAGGTCGAGCGCCGGATTGATGAAGCGTTTTTCAAGAATCTGTTTTTGATGGTCACAGAATTTGCAGATCAACCAAACATCACGGCCACGCAGATCAATACCATGCGCGAAGAAAAGCTGATGATGCTGGGCCCTGTGCTTGAGCGCCTCAATGATGAATTGCTCGATCCCATGATTGACCGCGTGTTTAACATCATGGCGCGTCGCGGGTATTTACCGCCACCGCCCAAAGAAATTCAAGGCATGCCGCTCAAGGTTGAATACATTTCCGTTCTGGCTCAGGCTCAAAAGGCCATGGGAATCGGCAATATTGAGCGTTATGTTGCCTTTGTCGGGCAGATGGGTCAAATCAGCCCTGAGGCGCAAGACAAGATCAACATTGATGAAGTCATTGACCAGTACGCAGAAGACGTTGCCATCCCGCCGCGTCTGGTCCGCACGCAAGAAGAAGTGCAGGCCATGCGGGCACAGCGTGCTCAGGCGCAGCAAATGGCAGAGGCCACGCAAATGGGCGTTGCGGCATCGCAAGCGGCAAAGAATCTCTCACAGACCGATCTGACCGGCGATAATGTCATGGCCCGCGCTTTGGAGACTGCCGGTGCAGGATGATTATGCTGTACAGCGTTTGCGTGACGGCTGGCGCTTTTTGTTACAAAGCCGCGCAGGCAGAGTTGTGTTGCGCGATTTGCTGATTCGCTGTAAATTTGGCATGAGCGCCTTTGCAGCTGATAGTGACACAACCATGCACATCACCGGCCGACAGGCAATTGGTGAAGAGGTCATGGCATTTGTCAATGAAGTTGCCCCTGAGGCTTATTATTTAATGCTTAAAGAATCCAAGGAGGATAACGATTATGACCGAACCCGCACAGACACCAGCGACACCAGCAGATCAACCAGCGCCGGCGCAAGCAACCCCTGGGCCAGCAACACCGGCTCCGGCTGATACACCTGCGCCGGCCGATAAAACCCCTGCCGATGCTGCCGTCACGCCGCCTGCAGATAAACCGGCCGACAAGCCCGCAGACGATCAGCTGCTGTTTAAAAAACCTGAGGATAAAAAAGACGGTGATCCTGATAACAAGGATGCCGATGCGCCTATGGATAAGCCTGAAACTCCGGAAAACACATTTAAGGTTGAAGAACTGACCCTGCCTGATGATTACAGCATTCCTGATCCAATCAAGGCGGATGTGGCCAAAATCGCGGCCGATCATAAGCTGAGCAAGGATCAGGTGCAGCCTTTTGCAGATTTGTATATCAAGATGCAGCAAGATCAGATCGATGCTTTCAATGCACAAAAGGCAGAATGGAAAAAACAAGTCGAATCCGATCCTGTGCTGGGCGGGCAGAACCTTGAAAAGACCGTCACCGATTGCAACAAGGTTGTGCAGCGCTTTGCTGATCCCAAGGATTTGGAGACAATACAAGATTTTCTTGTGTTTCATGGCCACGGCGTTCATCCCGCAATGGTGCGCATGCTCAACAATATTGCCAAAGCCACGAGTGAGGACAATATCGACGGCGCAAGCGGCACGAGCGGGCAAAGCAAATTGTCGCCCGAAAAAGCCTTGTGGCCCAATATGACATAGGTTTTTTTATTTAATTCACATCCTGAAAACTTGGCCTGTGTAATTGTAGTTGCGCAGGTCTTTTTTTTTGTGTAACATTAACTTGGCTGACCGGAGCGCCTGAGATAGTAGGAGAAAACCTATGGCCACTCTGGCATCCAATGCTTTAACGCTTGTGGATTTTGCAAAGCGTCTCGATCCAGCAACAAACAGCGTGAGCACAACAATCGCGGAGTTGCTTTCCCAAAACAACGAAATTCTTTTGGACATGCTCTGGAAAGAGGGTAACTTGCCCACTGGCCACAGCCTGAACATGCGCACGGGCCTGCCTGCAGGTACATGGCGCGCGTTCAATCAGGGCGTTCCGAACACAAAATCAACCACAGTTCAGGTTAACGAATCATGCGCGATGTACGAGCAGCGCGGCCAGATCGATAAAGACCTTGCCTTGCTCAATGGTAACTCCGCAGCGTTCCGCATGAGCGAGAACATGGGGCACATGGAGGCCATGAATATTGACATGGCTTCGGCTCTTTTCTACGCAAACGCGGCAACTGAACCCAACAAATTTACAGGACTTGCTCCACGTTACAGCACGATCTCTGGCGCGGTAAACGGCCAGAACATCATCAGCGCTGCTGGATCAGGCTCTGACAATACATCGATCTGGCTTGTGGGTTGGGGTGATCGCTCGGTTTATGGCGTATTCCCGAAAGGCTCAAAAGCTGGTCTGCAGCATATGCCTATCACAGATGCATCCGGCGACGGTTGCGCTGATGCGGAAGATGCAAGCGGTAACAGATACCGCGCATTGGTTGATCACTATCAATGGAAGTGCGGTCTTGCTCTTGCTGACTGGCGCTATGTCATTCGTATTTGCAACATCGATGTTTCAAACCTGATCGCAGAAAGCTCTGCGGCTGATTTGATCAAACTGATGAGCCGCGCGATTGACCGTTTCCCGTCTGATCAAGGCATTAAGCCCGCATTTTACATGAACCGCACAATTTACTCGATGCTGAAAATTCAGGCACTGGGCAAATCCAATGCGGCTGTAAAAGTCGAAGAGGCTTTGGGCCAATTCAAGACCACGTTCATGGGCATTCCGATGCGCAAGTGCGATGCAATTTTGAACACAGAAGCAGCCATCAGCTAATAGGAGAAAACCATCATGATGCTCGATAAACAACTTTTATTTTCAGAAGCTCAGGCCATTACGGCGGCGGCGGACTCCACAAACGTCATTGATCTGGGCGTTGCACGCTCAATCGGTGTAGGTGAAGAACTCTATATCTTCATCGAGGTGGATGTTGCCTTCACTGACAGCAGCTCTGACAGTACGCTGACCGTGAATTTGGTGACCGATGATAATGCTTCATTGTCGTCTGACTCGACAATACAAACGCTGGTAACCATTCCGGCATTGGCTGCGGCTGGCACACAGTACATTGTGCGTCTGCCGATTGGAACAACCGTTCCTTATGAGCGTTATATTGGCTTGGTTTATACACCTAACAATGGAAACCTGACCACGGGCTCCATCACGGCCGGCATTGTAAAAGACCCACAGCGCAACCTGCCTTACTATGCATCGGGTTTTAGCATATCATAAAGGAGATTTTGAACTATGGCTTATCATTACAAAGCAAAAGCTGATGGCGTTTTATCTGACCCGTACAAGTTTGTGCGGGCAGGTGAGACGGTCATTTTGCAAAAACCAGTCAAGGCATCATGGCTTGTTCTCGCGGCCGATTACACGGAACCAAAAGAGAAGCCGATCACGTCTGCCACGGTCATTGCCGGACAGAATCTGCAGCACATCACTGTGCCGCCTTCGGTCTCAAGCGAGCAATATCAAACGGCGATGGATCATGTGATCAAAATTGAAAATGAAATCGATAAGCCAAAGCGCGGCTCTCGCAAAAAATCCGAACAGGTGGAAGCGGAAGTTGATCCTGTTGCGCTTGATGCTTTGGAGCCTATTGAGGGCGATGTCGTTGGTGAAGGCACTGGAAATCAAGATGTGCTGAGCTAAGGCAGCCGCTAAACCTTAGAGGAGGCGGCTCATGGCGTATTCAAAAGACTTAATCTGCAACATGACACTCGGGCATCTTGGGGTGGGTAAAACCATTCAAGGGGTGGCCACAGAGCTGAGCGCTGAGGCTGAGGCCTGCAATTTATGGTTTGATCCTTGCCGGCGCACATTGCTTGAGATGATCCCATGGGATTTTGCCACTGAAATTCTCAACCTACAAGAAATCACAATTACAGGCACGGGCTGGGAAAGCCACTGGAAAAAGCTCTATGCATATCCATCGGGCATCCGGCGGGCCAATCGCATTATCAATCCAGCCTATCGCACGCCTGCGCGGGAAGAAGATAAAATCCCTTTTAAGGTCGTACGCAACAATGGCCAGAAAGCCATTTTGTGCGATCAGGACACGGCGATTTTGGAGGTCAACATTGATGTTGAAGAGCCTGCAGAGTTTTCTGCGACGTTCTCGGACGCGCTATCATTATTCATTGCAACGCGCGCGGGACCACGTTTGAACTGCAATGCGCAGATTATGCAGATTGTTGAAAGATCGTGGATGATGTGGCAGGGCGAGGCTATTGCGCAAAACATCACACAAAGCCAGCAGGACCCCATGCCGACAAGCAGCTTTGCCGCAGCGAGGTCGTAAATGGCATTTTACAATCAGCCAAGTTTTGCCGCAGGAGAGATCGGGCCCCATCTTTATGGGCGCGTGGATCAAGAGCTTTATTATATTGGCCTGCGAACCTGCAAGAATTTCATTATCCGTCAATATGGTGGTGCTACGAATCGCTCAGGCACAAAATTCATTGCAGAGCTTAAAGATCACACAAAAAAAGGCCGTTTGATCCCGTTTGATTTTAATGAAATCCAGAGTTATGTGATGGTGCTGGGCGATGAAACGCTGCGCTTGATTAAAGATCAGGGTGAGGTTGTCAATGCGGCTGTCACTATCACGGGAATCACAAATGCCAATCCTGCCGTTGTTACAGCTGCGGCGCACGGATACAGCAATGGAGATGATGTGTTTCTCAAGGGCATTGTCGGGATGGTCGAGCTCAACAATCGTAGCCTGCGTGTAAAAAACGTGGCGGCAAATACGTTTGAGATCACTGATTATTTGGGCAACAATATCAATACGACAAATTATGCAGCCTATGTGAGCGGCGGCACGGCCGAAAAGATTTACACCGTTGCAACACCCTGGGATTCTTCAGACCTTTTTGAATTGAGTTATGCGCAAAGCAACGACGTTTTGACCGTCTGTAATCAAAAATATTATCCCCGTGATGTCACGCGCACGGCGCACAATGCATGGACAATTACAAGTTTTCCTAATCAGGAGGGGCCTTTTAAAGATATCAACACCGGCGTGATCACGGTCTATGCGTCTGCTGCCACGGGAACGGGGATCACAATCACGGCCAGCGCAACCTTGTTTGATGCAACGATGGTGGGAGAACTTTTCTACATTGAGCAAAAGCCTGGTGACACAACGGCGCGCTGGGAAGCGGCAAAGGCCATTGGGTCCACAGGTCTGGTCAAGCGCGCTGGATCGCATTATTACAGCTCTGCCACAACAGGCACGACGGGCACGTTCCGGCCTGATCACACGGAAGGATCGGCCACGGATGGTGATCCAGGTGTGCGCTGGGATTATCTGCATTCCGGCTTTGGAATTGTGCGCATTACCGCTCAAGCGGGCACGACGGCAACGGCCGATGTTATCAAGCGCCTGCCTGATCTTGTGGTTGGTTCTGGCAATGCAACGGCCTTGTGGGCAAAGGCGGCATGGTCTGAGACTGAGGGATATCCCGCCACAGCGGCCTACAGCAAGCAAAGATTTAATCTCGGCGGCACAAAACTGCAGCCTAATGGATTATGGATGTCTGGCGCAAACCAGCGTTCGTTTTTTGGTAAAAGCAATCCGATCCTTGATGATGAATCCATATCTTTGTTGCTGGATACAACACAGGCCGTTTCCATTCGTCACCTAATCCCGCTCTCAGAGCTGATTGTCTTGACCTCAACATCCGAGCAGCTGATCAATGGGGTGGAGAATGTCATTTCGGCGGTGGATTTGCCGAATTCCCGCGTTCAGGGGTACACCGGATCAAGCAAGGTGCGCCCGATCATTATTAACAACACCGCGCTTTTTATTGAAGATTTAAGCTCTGTGATCCGCTCGCTGCAATATCAGTTTGATTCCGATTCCTTTGGCGGCATTGACCTGACCGCACGCAGCCCGCATTTGTTTGAGGGCAAGCGCATTGTTGACTGGGCTTATGCCCGATATCCGTTTTCTGTGATCTGGGTTGTGCTGGATGATGGAAGTCTTTTGGGCTTCACATTCATGCAAGAACAACAGGTCTATGCCTGGCATCGGCATGAAACGGATGGGCTTGTCGAGAGCGTGTGCAGCATACGTGAGGGCAATGAATCTGCAGTTTATTTCATCGTCAAGCGCACGATCAATGGAAACACAAAGCGCTATGTCGAGCGCATGGCCAGCCGCAGATTTACCAATATCCGCGATGCTTATTTTGTTGATTGCGGTCTTTCCTATGATGGGCGCAACACTGGATCAACCACGATCACGATCGGCGGCGGCACAAACTGGGATGACACGGAAACCTTGACCCTGACGGCATCGAGCGCGATTTTCCTGCCGGTGGATGTGGGAAATCAGATTGTGTACTGGTCGGGGAAAATAGCCTACCGCCTGACTATCACCGCGCACACGTCCGGCACTGTTGTCTCTGCGGTTTTAAATAAATCATTGCCCGTTGCCTATCAAAATTTACCGCGCACGGATTGGGAATTTGCGAGAAAAGTCTTTCGCCCGCTGGAACACATTGAAGGCAAAGCCGTGGCCGTGCTGGCCGATGGCAACGTGGTCAATGGCCTGTCTGTCATTGATGGCGCTGTGACGCTGGGCACGCCTGCCGCTGTTGTGCACATAGGCCTGCCCTATACTGCAGATTTGGAAACGCTGGATTTTGCGCAGCCTCAGGGGCAAAACAAGGTCAAACCGATTAACATCCCGCGCCTGTTCTTGACCGTACAGGAAACGCGCTCTGTTTTTGCAGGAATCAATGGTTTTGACGATCTCAAAGAGGTCAAGGGCCGCGACGTGTCATTGGGCTATGATTTGCCCGTGCCCGCAATTACAGAAACCCTTGAAGTGTACACGAATAGCAGCTGGTCGAGACTGGGCCGGATTGCCATACGTCAAAGCAATCCACTGCCGATGACGATCAATTGCATTACGCCAGAGGTGCAAGGTGGTTACAACTGAGATCATTCCCGCAGAGCTTTGGCACGCTGAGCATATTGCTGCCAATATCCGCGAGCCTGACCGCGCAGAGATTTGGGCGGCATCTTATCAAACACCGTTGCGCGCACTGTCTCAGGCCATAGAGCAAAGCGATTATTCTGCCGTGGGCACAATAGACGGTGAGCCTGTCTTGATGTGGGGAGTATTGTGTGAATCCTTCATTGGCCGGCTGGGCGTTCCGTGGATGATTGGCACGAAAATGCTCGATAACAATGCTTTTGTATTTTTGCGTCGCTGCCGCGCTCCACTGATGAAGGTTCTCAATAATTATGATAGACTCGAAAATTATGTGGATGTGCGCAACACCAAGTCAATTTCTTGGCTGCGCTGGATGGGTTTTAAAATAGAAGAGTCGCAGCCCTATGGATCGCTTGGGATGCCGTTTCACAGATTCTGGATGAACGGAGGAAAATCATGTGTTCGCCTGCAGCATTTACAGTAGCTAGTACGTTGTACTCGGCCTATAGCCAATACACAGAGGCGCGCGGCCAAGCCAGAGCAATGGTGCAAGAAGGGCAAAATCAAAAAAATATTGCGGAATATAACGCCAAGGTTCAAGACAATAATGCAACGCTGGCCAAGGCGGCATCAGATGATGCAATTCAACGCGGCGCTCAGGATTCGGCGCAGATCAGAGAAAATGTTAAACGCATAAATGCGCGTGCTCGGGCAAATTTGGGGTCCACAGGCTTTCTGGCCGATACAGGCAGCAATCTTGACTTGCTGGTACAAAACGCCGGTACAGGTGAATATAACGCATTGACGGCCATGAATGATGCAGAGCGGGAATCTTACGGATACCGAATTGATGAAGCTAATGCACGCGCTGGGGCACAAAATCAGCGATTACAAGGTCAAGCGGCACTGGACAATGCACGTTATGGTGCACGCTTGACGCGGCGCAAGGGGCTTTTGAGCGCGGCCGGCACGCTGGTTACAGGGTCATCAAACTATTATGCAGATTTTGGGAATCCTTTTAAATCTGGTGGCAGGACACAGCCCTATTTAAATTCACAATGGAATAAATTTTTAGCGAGGAATTAAATGCCTGTTGTTCCCATTATAGAAAGAGAGCAAGGCCGGCGCGCCTTACCATCGGGCGGGTTTAATGCTCAGTTGCCTTCAAGCTATGGAAATGTGCCCGTGCCGCAAGATACCGGCATGACAAGACTTGCCGAGGCCGTTGGTGAATATGCGCGGCAGGCCAAAGAAAAGGGTGATCAGATTGCTTTGCTGGATGCCCAGCGTCAATTGGATGAATGGGAAGCGGTCAATATTTTTGATCCAAGTACGGGCATTCTGGCCAAAAAAGGCCGTGATGCAATCGGCGCGCCTCAAAAATTACTTGGTGATTACGATAAATTTATTACGCAGCTGGATGGCACGCTCTCCAATGATGCACAGCGCATGGCCATGCAGAAGATGGCAGTATCAAGACGTGACGGGCTTATGCGCACAGGTTACACGCACGAGCGCGGGGAGATGAATTTTGTGGCGCAGGAAACGCGCGACACTACGGTTAAGACGGGCCAAAACCGTGCGGCACTGAATTACAACAATCCGGCCGTTGTTGAAAGCTCGATTAACAATGCCAAGGCTGCAGAGCTGGCCTTTGCCCGCGTGCAAGGATTGCCCGATGAAAGCATCACGCAGCGTTTGCTGGAAATTGAAAGTGAGGCAAGAATTGGGGTTTTAAACCGCATGGCCGATAATGATCCGCGTGCCGCAATAGATTATTTCAAAACACACCAGAACAAATTTAGCGCCACGGATTTGCTTGTTGCAGAGCGCTTGATCAAGCCTGCAGAGCGTAAGTATAAGGCCGTTGATGCGGCGCAGGCTGCGCTGGGATCGGTTATGCCAAAAACCAGTCGTGATGAAATTATTGATTTTGTGTCAATCCTGCCTGATAGCTTGGAGGGAGGTGATAAGACCGTTGCGGATGGCGATGGAATGGCGCGCTTTGGTATCAATAGCGCTGCACATCCCGATGTCAATCTGGAAGAATTAACGCCTGAAAAAGCCCGCGCGTTTTATGTTGAGAAATATTGGAAGAGATTCAACCTTGATGACCAGCCCGCCACAATGCGCCTTGCCGCGTTTCAATTTTTGATCCAAAACGAAACGGAAGGCAAAAAAGCAATCGAGCAGGCCAATGGTGATCCACGCAAATTGTTGGAGTTGCAGACTGATTTTTACCGCAGGTTGGTTAAGCAGGACCCAGAAAAATATTCAAAGAATTTTGATGGATGGATGAGCCGCGTGGCGCGCACAGAGGCGCAGATTGCCGCAATGAGCGGTGAATTGCCCAGCGAATCTGATTTATATAATCAAATTGATGCGCAGACGGATGATCCTGATGTGGCAGCGGATGCAAGAAATATTGTCAGTGAGCGTTTAAAAACAATGCGTGATGATCGTAAAAATTCATACGCTGATGCAAGCGAAACTGCATGGCGCTATGTGAGCAATGGTCAAGACGTTCCGGCAAGCGTCGAGGCGCGCATGAATCCTAAAGATGTGTTGGATATGCGTAAATTTGTGGGAAATCAGGACCCTGATCCTGCGTTTTATGCCTATGTGCGGCAACGTGTTGTGACCGGCCAGCCAATTATGCGCACTGATCCTGATACGGGCCAGCAAGAAGAAGTGCCGCTCACTGAACTGCGCTGGCAGCTGGGCAGTGAATTTAATAATCTGCTGGAGATAGAGCAAGACCCGAAAAAGCGCGTCAATGCCCGCACGGTCGATGATGTGATCAAAGACGCTGGACAGATTCTGATTGGGCAAAAAGAGCCACAAACACAGGATCAGTTTAGAAGAATGGAGGCGTTTCGCCGCTCGGTTGATAACGAAATACAGGCCATGCAAAAAGCCACAGGCAAGGTTGCTGGCCCAAGCGAGGTGCAGGCGATCACTGATAGATTGCTTTTGACGGTCAATCCTGATGATAGCTGGTCAAATAAAGCTTTATTTGAGATGACACCGGATCAATCTTACACAATTGCGGGTATTGATAACAAAGGAAAATTTTACGTCAACGGTGAAGAAAATTCATATAATTCCATTGTTGATAAAATTACAAGGGATCTTGTTGCTTCAAATATCCCCGTTAATGACCAGACAATCCTAGAGGCATTTGCAGTTCAGCTTAAAAATGGAACAATTGTAAAAAAGTGAAATAATGGCCCAAGAAAATTCTTTATCAAAAATTAACTTTGCAACTGATCTGCTGGCCGCGCGTCAAAATAATCTTGATGCAAGAGTTCAGCATTCTTTGGCAAAAACCGCACAAACTGATCCTGATGCTTTGGCAGAAACGCTGCGCCTATCAAAACAAACAGGTTTGCCCACCGATTACATTGAGCGCAACAAAGATGCTGTAAAAAAGCAGCAGGCCTTGAGTGCCGTCGATTTTTCTGATTTTGAGCGCAATAATCCTGAATTAAAAGGCTGGCTTGCTAATCCCGATAACATGGGCCTGATAACAGGCGATTACGGCATTATCGGCGGTATGAAAAAGGTTTTCTCTGATATCCCCGAAGCCGGTGCGCGCTCTGCGGACATGGTGCAGCTCATTGAGCTGGGCGAAAAAGAGATGGCTGGTATAGCCACGCCTGAAGAATTGGCGCGTGCGCGCGAGATTACCGCGCGGCGTGATAAGCCTTTGGGCACTGGCGGTTTTGTTTCTGATGCGGTGCTGGGTGTTGTGGATACATCTGCGCCATTGGCAAATTTAGCTTTGGAAATACAAAAAACAGGTCTGGCCACGGGCCTTGCAACTGGTGCAGCAACTGCCGTGCTGATGCCTCCTGCCAGCCCCATTACAGCGCCAATTGCTGCGGGCATGGGGTATACGGCCGGAAGTGTGTACGGCGGTTTGAACTATGGCTATAAATGGAATCGCGCGTCTACTTATTATGACTTGCTAAAAATTGAAGATGAAAACGGCAACAAAATCGATCCTGAGACGGCAAGATTTGCAGCAACCATTGTCGGCGCTGTATCTGCGCCTTTGGAATATGCCGGATTTTCAAAAATATTAAGCACTGTGCCAGGTGCGGATCAGCTCAAGAAAATGCTCACACGTGAGGGCATAAAACAATTGATCAAACAACCTGGTATGCGCGCGGCCTTAAAAACGGCTGGCGGTAAACTGGTTGAGGCGGCTGGCACGGAAGGCCTTACAGAGGCGGGCCAAGGTGCGGCGCAGATCATTGCTGAAGAATGGATCAAGTCGCAGGCCAATGCCGATCGGGGGACTAATTTTGATCAGCGCAGCTTTGGTCAGGCAACGGGCGATGTTGCATATCAAGGTGCGCTTGGGGCGGCAATTGGTGGTATTTATTCCGCGCCTGGCACTGCTGTTCAAGTTGGAATTGAAGTCCGCAATCAGCGTTACACGCGTCCTGAAGATGTGGCGGCAAAGATTACAGAGATCAATCAGGCGGTGCGTGACAATAAATTATTCCAGCGCAGCCCTGATGCGTTTCATTCGATGATTGAACATTTAACCGGCGATGAGCGGTTTTATATAGATTCGCAGGCTGCGACGCAGATGATCTCTCAATTAGACGCTGCTCAGCAAGGTGCATTATTCAATGCCATTCCTGCTTTAAAGGTCGAGCTTGAGACTGCTCTCAAAGCCGATGGTGGTGATATCAGTATACGCAAAGCTGATTATGCTACCTATATCGCGCCCTACCAGCAAGCAGACATGCTGCGCGATCATATCAAGCTCGATCCTGCCGATTTGTCTGTGGCCGAGAGAGCGCAAAATTCTGCGTTTCTGCGCGAAAATCCGAATATCATGCAAGAAATAGGCGATATTGTTGACGGGCAATTGCCAATTAGTGCGCAGGAAATTATCCCCTCGATTGAGCGCGTTGTGCGTAAATCTTTGCAGGATGCTGGACGCGGCTATGCAGAGGCATCAAATCTGGCTCCACTCTATGCTAATACTGGGGCGCGTTTTGCTGTGGCCCTTGGAGACAAAGGGATTACGGCAATAAATCAAGGGCTGTTGCAGTTTCAAAGCGAGGGGCAAGACGGCCAGCCTATTATGGGCAAAGACGGAAAGCCGCTGGTTGGCAGCAATTTTAAAGTTTTACTTTCTGATCTTAAAGCCTTGAATGAGGGCAAAACCGTGCGCGGCCTTGATGATGTGGGCAGGCAGGCGGTCATAGATTTTGGTCAGCGTTTAGAGCGCGCCGGAATTACGGGCGAACAGGCTCAGACCATGAGCGCGGATGAAATCCTTGCACAGCTTTACCCACAGACGCAGATGCCAGAAATTGCACCTGAGTCTGTCAATGCGGTGCTTGATCAGCAATTTGAGTTTCCTGGCTTAAATCTTGAGGGTAGTGCGCGTCAGGCTCTGGAGGCAATAGGCCTGAGCTCCGAGGCCGTTGTGGGCATGAGCGCAGAGCAAATACAAAGCTACGTGCAGGCCAGCAACGAGGCCGCGCAAGCGCAGGCGGATCAGGTCAGGAAACTGTATCAGCTGGATGGCGATAATAATTTTGATGAAGCTGCCGCCAATGAGCTTTCTCAAAAAGCTATAGATTTGATGGGTATTACAAAAGAACCATTAGAGGCTGGTTTTGTATTACGTGATGGCACAATGCTTGATTTGTCTGGTCGAAACCAGGCTGCTGGGTATGTGCGCGCAGGAGAATCATTTGTGCCTGTAGCAGGAAAGCCTGATTATTTGAAGGCACAACGGGCAGTTGATCATCGTGAGATTTCGGTAATAACAAGCGCTCAAGGTTATGATGGTCTTTTGGAGTTTTTAACAAAATCCGGCGCTGTGCGCGTTGATTTTAATTCAGGGCTTGTAAACGCAAACATTGCGCCTACGCCACAACAAGTATCAAGAATTGTTTCGGCGGCTAAAAAAACGGGATTAGATAACCTTAATGTTGAATACACAGACCTTAAGGGAAATATTGTTTCTCAGGCTTTTTTAAGCACAATAAATGGAAAAAACATAACCAGAGTTTTTAATGAAAAATTGTTTAGAGATGAATTGTTTCAGCGCGAACGCGGATCGATCAGCTTTAACCCTGTGGACCAGGCAGATTTTGAAGGGCGGCTGCGCAAGGTGGTTACAGCCTTCACTGAGCGCTCTAATTTTTCCACCGGCGCGCATGAGTTCTCACACTGGGCCGTTGCCACGCATCGTTATTTTGCAGACCTTGCGCGCCAGCAGATTGCGGCGGGCAATAACAATTTTGAGCTGCAGCGCATTATTGATGACTGGGAAGGTTTAAAAAAGAAGGTCGGCGCGACGTCAGATGTGTTCACGGTTAAACAGGAAGAAAAAATCGCAAATCTTTATGAGCTTTACATGCGCGAAGGCCGTGCGCCAAGTGAAAGCCTTGTCCGTGTTTTTGCGCGATATCGTGACTGGCTCATGCGGATTTGTCAAGACATTAAAGCCCTTGGTGTTGAGCTTGACGATGAAACGCGCGGTATCTTTGACAGGTGGCTGGCTTCTGAACAAGAGATTGACCAGGTCAAAAATAAAAATGGATCACTGGCGGCCACGGCGCGAAACCTTGGCTTGCCTGACGATATCACGGCGCAGGTTGCCAATTATTTAAATGGCGCGACAATCGAAGCTGAGCAAAAACTCTACAGAGAATTGACGAAAGAAAATAAAGCGCGGCAGACACAGGAATACAAAGACCGCTTGCAGGCGGCCATAAAAAAGCAGCGCGCCGAGATTATCAACACACCGCTTTATAGACTGATCAGCGATTTTATGCGTGACGGCAATAAGATTTATGTCGGTAACGCCAAGCCTGAAGATTTGGGAATTGCCCCTGATCTGGAATTTGCGCCGCCTGAGGCGATTCCTATTGAGCAGATTGACATTGATATCATGCGCGATGAGGCAGAGCAAAGCGATCTGCGCCGCCAGTCGATCGTCAATATTTTGCTGGCCCCTGTGCCAAAAGAGCCGCAAAGCCTGCTGGGTTTTTTGCGTTCCAAGGGCGGCATACGCGAGGATGCAGGAGAGCTGAAATCGCGCGATTTAAAAAAGACAATGCGCGGGCTGGTCAGAGAAGACGGTCTCACACTGGATGATGCGCTTGTTGTGGCCACAGAAGCCGGATTTTTTGCGCAGCAAGATGACAACAATCCCGTACAAAACGATATCAATACATTGCTGGCGGCCATTGATAGTGAGCTGCAGGGGCAAAAATATTACAAAGCCGATGATATCAATCAGGCAATGCAGTATCAGGCGCATATGGATTTAGTGGCAGAGGCGGATCAAATCGCAAATGAAATGAGCATTGATCTTGAAAAAGAACGCCTTCTGCGCAAAAATTGGGGCCGTTATGGCTATTTGATCACCATTGATGAAAACACGTTGGGGGCTATTCCGGCCGATGTTGCGGCGGAGACTTATGGTTACACCACGGGCGATGAAATGCTCAAGGCGCTGCGTCAGGCCAAGGATATCGATTATCTGGCCAGAAAACAGGGTAAGGAGGCTTTGCAGCGCGATTATCCTGATTCCATGGTCAATGGCCAATTAAAAATCAAAGCCCTCCCTGCGGTCATAAATGACCGTGTGTTGCTTGCTCTGGATTTGATGATTAAAGAGCTTAGCAAACAGTTTGGGTCGACGCCGGTGTCGATGAAACAATTTGCCAAAATCATGGCGCAATCGCAGGTCGCTAAAATGCGCATGGCAGAAGTCAATTACGTATTCCGGTATGAGGTGGCGCGGGAAAAAGAATTGCGCATGGCTTTGCAGAAAAGCCGCGCGGGCAAGCCACAAGAGGCAATGCTGCATTTACAGCGTGCAATGCTTAATCAGGCAATTTATAAATCCCTGCAGAATTTTAAAGATGTCCGCGAAAAAGCTGAGGATTTATTTCGGCGCGTGGATGCGAAGGATAAGACGCTGGCCGGTGGCAGCGATATCGATGTGGTCGGCGCAGCGCGTTATGTGCTGCATAAATTTGGTCTGGGCGGCGAAAATTTTAATATTGAAAAATGGATTGATGCCCTTGAGGAAAGTGATCCGCAGGTTGCACAGGATTTGGTTAAGTTGACGCAGATCATAAAAACGGATGCAAAGCCTGCCAAAGAGTTGAGTGTTGCCGAATACATGGACATTTACAATGCCGTGCGCGAGATCATGCATGTGGCGCGGCGCGTGCGCGAGTTTCAAATTGGTGAGAAACGCGTGCAGCGTGAAACGGCATTGGGAGAGCTTAAAGAGAGTCTGGCCCAAAAAGCGCAAGCCCCTGTTATTGAGGGCACGCAGGTCTATGGTTTGAATAAAATGCGCAAGAATTTGTTGTCAATAAATGCTGCAAAGAGCCGCGTAGAGCACTGGACCAATGTACAGGATAGGGGATATGGCGGGCCGTTTCGTACGTATTTTTGGAATCCGATTACGAAGGCATCCATATCTTATCGCGAATCTCGCACGCATTGGTTTCAAAGATTGGCGCATATTTTCAGTGAACATAAAGAATATTTGCAGCAAAAAGGCAAGATATCTGCGCCTGAATTGATCAAAAATCAAAACGGCCAAGCGGTGCGGATGGTGTTTCGTGACCGCATGGAACTCATCGGGTTCTTGCTGCACACGGGCAATGAAAGTAATCTTGATAAATTGCTCGGTGGTTATGGCATTAACCAGTCAACCTTTTGGGATGCAATTCGCGCGCTTGAAAATGATGGCCGGATTACCGAACAAGATTGGAAAATTGTTCGTTCGCTGTGGGGATTGGCAGAAGATTTGAAGCCAATATCACAAAAAGCGCATAAAGACCTTTATGGATATAGATTTGAAGAGGTTGAATCGCAGCCGGTGCAGACGCGCTGGGGAGCAATTGAGGGCGGCTATTGGCCGGCGGTAGTCGATTATGATCAAGTGGATTCAAAGAACATTGAGCGTGCGCTGCAGGAATCAAAGCAGTTCATGGTTGCCGCAACAAACAAAGGCTTCACAAAATCGCGTGTCACTGGATACAAAAAACCCCTGAGCACTGATCTGCGCTTGGCCACAAATCACATCGATCAGGTGCTGCGTTTTGCATACCTTGAACCGGCGGTGCGGCAGGTTTCATCACTGGTCAATGATCAGGGATTTAAGGATGCATTGAAGGCGGTGGATTCAGAAGCCTATGGGCAGATGCTCATGCCCTGGCTGCAGCGTGTTGCGCAGCAATTGATCAGCGAGCCAAGTCCGGCCGGTCAAAGCGGAATATCTTTACGCAATCGTGCTGCGCGCTGGTTGCGCACAACTTCATCAGCTCAGGCGATGATGGGCAATCTTTCAAACGCTTTGCAGAACTTGACCGGATTTTCAGTATCTATTTATAAGGTCGGGCCGGTAAATTTTGCGCAAGCCTTTGTACGGCATAATCTCAATCCATTGGCCAGTGCGCGCGAGGTGCGCCAGCTTTCGCAATTTATGCGCGTGCGGCAAAATGTTTTGGATTCTGAGTTGATGATGGAGATCAATGATCTGATCGGTCGCAAAGGTGCTTTGACAAAAACCAAAAATTTCGCAATGAAACACGGGTATATTTTTCAAAGGCTGTTTCAAAATTATGTTGATAACATTACATGGCAGGCGGCTTACAGCCAATGGATTGAAAAAGGAAATTCAGACGCAGAGGCCATTCTTTATGCTGATTCAATTGTTCGCACAACACAAGGTTCTTTAACGCCCGAGGATATCAGTGCGCTGGAGGCGGGATCGGAAGGGGCAAAGCTGTTTCTAATGTTTTATTCACATTTTAATAACCAAGACAATCTTATTGGCTCGGAGACAAAAAACATTATTTCTGAATTTGGCTGGTCCGGCGCGCCGCGTCTGTTTTACTTGTACATGATGACCGTTGCTATCCCAGCAATTGCGGCAGAAATGATTATTAAATACCTGCGCGATGATTTGCCTGATGATGAAGATGAAGACGGGCAAATACTGGACGATTATCTAGCGTGGATGTCCGGCGCTCAATTTCGTTATGCTGCGGCAACCGTGCCTTATTTGGGGCAAGTGGGGAACTGGATGATGAATCTGGGCAACGATAAGCCTTTTGATGACCGCATGACCGTATCGCCGGTTTTGAGCTATGCTGAGGGCGCGGGTAAATTTATTGCTAGGGAATTACAGGGCGAAAACGAAAACGATGGGCGGCGCGTGCGCTCTGCTCTGACAACCTTGGGCTTTATTACAGGCCTGCCATTGGGCCAGCTGGGCAAGCCGGCGGGGTATCTGGCCGATATTGAAGCCGGTCGCGTTGATCCTGAGAATGCCGGTGATGTGGTGCGCGGATTGATTGCGGGCACGCCTCCGCAAAAGTGATCTTAATCTTGTTTTTATGTTATGCATGAGGTATTTTAAACATACCGGAGTTGCCAGTGGAGAACGCTGATGACAGTTTCTGCTCTGCCACGCACAAAAAGATATAACGGCAGTGGCTCCACAGGCCCGTTTACATGGAATTTTAGAACACTTGCGTCGGCCGATATCAGGGTCACGCGCTACAATACAAGCAATGTCCTGACCTCGCTGAACACACCAACTGATTACACGATCACACTGGTGGGCAATGGCCGCGACGGGGGAAGTTTGACGCTGACGACCGCATTGGCAACGGGCGAAAAACTTTTGATTGAAAGTATTGTTGCAAAGACACAGCCTACAAATTACAACAATCAGGCTGATTTTTTCCCAGAGACGCACGGCAATTCCTTTGATCGCATTACAATTATTGCGCAGGAAATAGCCGCAGTGATGGGGCGCTCAATTGCTGCTCCTGCTGCAGACGATGAAGATAATCTCAATATGACCCTGCCACTCAAGGCATCGCGTGCCAGCAAGGTGCTGGGCTTTGATGCTGACGGCGAGCCTGCCGTGTCGTCTTTGACATTAAGTGATCTTGATTCGATCAATGGCAGTATTAGCAGCATTGCTGCGTCTGTGAGTGCGGCTTCTGCTAGCGCAACCGCAGCTGCGGCAAGTGCGGCGCAATTGGTTGGTACATCAGTCACCAGCACGACAATTGGAACGGGGTCAAAATCTTTTACCACTCAGGGCGGGAAATTCTTTACCGTGCCGACGCGCGTATTGATTTCATCGGATGCTGACCCGACAAATCGCAACATGTTTGGAACGGTCACGGCTTACAATAGCACGACCGGCGCATTGACCGTGGATATTGCTGTTGTAACGGGGACAGGCACGTTTACTGATTGGACAATCCGCGTTGCTGGAGAGCGTGGCGCAACGGGCGCAACTGGGGCGCAGGGCGCTCCTGGATCAGGAACGGGCGATATGCTGCGGGCAAATAATTTGAGCGATGTGGTGAACGCCGCCACAGCCTTTAATAATATCAAACAAGCGGCCAGTGCGTCCGCAACTGGCGTTGTTGAGCTGGCAACGGATGCTGAGGCTATCACCGGAACCGATACGACGCGCGCGACCACGCCTGCAAACGTCAAGGCAGTTTTGGATTTATTTGGCTTTCGTGGGTATATTGCAGGTTTAGTGCTTTCAAATAACGGCTCTGATGCAAATAATGACATTGATATCAGCGCAGGTGTTGCAAGGGATTCAACCAATGCCGTGTCAATGGTGCTTGCGTCTGCTCTTACAAAAAGACTGGATGAATCCTGGGCGGTTGGCACAAATCAGGGCGGACTTGATACGGGCAGCAAAACATCTGACACGTGGTATCATATATGGCTAATTAGACGGCCTGACACTAGTGTTGTTGATGTGTTATTTTCAAAATCGGCCAGCGCGCCGACCATGCCGACCAATTATACTCAAAAAAGATTGATTGGCTCTGTATACACAGAAGGCACAAACCTTAAGGCTTTTTTCCAGCAAGGTGATTTTGTATTTTGGTCAACGCCAATTTATCAAACTGTTGCGGCAAGTGCCACGCCTGCCAATGCCACGGTGAGAACACCGCTAGGGCGTTCAGTTGTTGGGTATTTCAATTTTCAAAACGATTCAGGGCAGGCAATTTATGCTTATGATCCATCTGCTGCAGCAATTGCCTCAGGTACATCTAATGCCGGCTGTACACAAACTGATAATTTTTCTGGTCAAGGTTTAGCGCCAGCGTTTGTGCGAACAAACACTTCATCACAGATAAAATGTGTGGCGCAGAGTGGTGGTGTAAATATTGCAATAAGAACTCTGGGTTATATCGACACAAGAGGCCGCGATGATTAAATTGTGGGGCCATTGATGATTTATGTTTTTGCAGTTTTTGTGATGGCTTTGGCCTACTGCGCAAAGGGTGGATGGCTTGACGCATTTCCGAAATACAAAGAACTGGTGGAATTTTATCGTCTCAAGCGCGTTCTGCCGTTGCTAATCGTCCTGATCCCTTTACTCTTTATCGTATCTCCGTTGCAAGCCGTCCTGTTCACACTGGCGTGGGCCTATTGCTATTCCTCTATGGGCGAAGAGGCTGGGGCCGTTGGTGACTATCAAGGCGGCTGGGGCGATTACATGACCGGAGGCTTTGGACGATCGTACGGCATCATGAAGGCCCTGCAATATGGTCTTTCTTGGGGCGCATTACTGACTTTAATCACTGGCTGCGTATGGTTCGTGCCAGCAGGGGCAACATTTCCTGTCTGCTATTTTATCGGTTCGTCAATTGCTGCATTACGGGGGCAAAAGGGATGGGCCTATGCTGAGCCAATTTATGGCGCGGTCATAGGTATAGCAATGGGAGTATGGCTGGATGGACTTTGATGCTGGAGTCGGTGGAGCATTGGGCGGTGCTATCGGTGGTGCTATCGCAACCATTTTGGATTGGCTTGATCGCAGGCGTGTGGACGACAAATTTGGCCAACTGGGGAAAGAGATTAATACAATGGAAAACACGCTCGCACGCCAATCTGCTGAGATAAAAAATATAGAAAAAAATCAAGACAAAAATGGCGATCATCTGGAGTCAATGAACAAGAAAATTGACACGCTTATTTCTGCTGTTGGTGAGATTAAAGGATCACTATCAAAATGATTAGTTTCTTTAAAAAGAACGCAAAGAAGACCGGATTGGCCGCGATGATGGTGATTGCGCTGCCCCTGACAATGAATTCAGAGGGGTTGCGTTTAAAGGCATACTTGGATGCCGGTAGAAAAATCCCCACGATCTGCTGGGGTGAGACGGAAAACGTCAAGCTAGGCGATGTTAAAACCAAAGAAGAATGCGACAAAACGCTGGCCGTGCGGCTGGCTTATTTTGGTCAGGCGGTTGATTATTATATTACTGAACCCATGTCACCCAAAACACACGCTGCGCTGTCCAGCCTGACGTACAATATCGGCACAGATAAATTTGCCAAATCGACACTGGTTGTGCTGTACAATCAGGGAAAGAAGATTGAGGCGTGTGATCAGTTATTGCGCTGGGTCTATGCGGGCGGCAAGAAACTCAATGGCCTTGTCAAGCGCAGACAGGAAGAACGTGCTTTGTGTCTGGAGGGTCTCAATGACAACAATTAACCTATGGATCATTATCGTATTTATCGGCCTATTTTTGACTGTGTCGAGCGTGGTATATTTTAAGGGGCGTACAGATGAGGACAATTCAAACAAGATAGAGGTGGCAAATGAGACACTCAAAGATGTTCAAAAGCTGGACGAGATTCGCTCCAATCCCCCTGATGTGTCTGACGTTATTAAGCGGCTGCGAGACGGTTCCTTCTAGGGTTTTGCCCGATATTAAGCCATACTCGAAGTCTGTTATGGCTCAAGCCGCAAATGAGATTGAAAGCAATGCCTGCCCTGCGTTAAATAATTTTATAGTCGATTATCACATTATGCGCGAGCAAACGAGAGCCTTGAGGAAAAAATGAGCATTTTTTTAGGATTATCTCTTGGTTTGAATGCGGATAATTTTGTCGGCGCAAATCCTTTGACGCTTTTTGGGTCTGCTTTGATCCAGTGGTGGGATGCCACGGATGCGTCAACTGTGACGCTGGACACGGGCGCGCCGGCCACGACAATTTCTCAAATTGCCTCCAAGATTGCGGGCGGCGCAAGTCTTGTGACAAACGCAAAGGCCAATCAACCGAATGCACTGACGACTGATTTTGGCGGGCGCACAGTCGTACATCATGACACTTTCTCCAAAAACATGTATGCAGATTTCACATTCCCGACCGACATGACAATTTTCACTGTTTATCAGTTGGATGCATATGCAACAGGCGTGAACAATCGCAGGCACGTGTCATGCTATGTTGGGACCAGCAACGATTATGACGGGGCAACCCGCGCTGTTTTTCATCAGCAAAATGCCCAACTGACCAGCATGCGCGCGTTTTTTAATAACGTGTTTTTGGGATCTGGATATTCATTGGCAACAGGCTCTTACGGTACAACAACACTTGTTGCAAATGACACGGGCAACACAATGGATGCGTATAGAAATAATTCTTTGGTCAACACAGGTGCGTGGACAGGCACAATTTCAAATGCAACGCGCTTTGGTATTGGAAAAGAATCGGGGGCGGCTGCGGCGCAGTATTCTTTGGTGCAACGCTGGCCCGAATTGTTTATCATCAATCGCACAGCAACGGTAGCAGACAGAGCTGCGGCGGAATCTTATTTTAAAGGAAAGTATGGCATATGAGCGAATATTATATCATTTACGACACGCCGGAATTGGCATCAGCAGATCATGACATTGTCTGTCAGCAAGAGGGCATCCCGCGCCCAGAAACAAAGACGTACAAGGCTTATGATTGGCTGCCCGCAAAGACGGGTACAAAGGTCTATGTTCCTGATAATTATTTCCTGCAAACGTATTACTCTGGTAAAACGCGCGTGACATGGGCTGATTTGGTGAGCCAAGGGATTGTGTGATGCCGATTTCATTGGGGCTTTCTTCTATTATGCTAACAGGAGGGGGTCTTGTCGGAGGCTCTGTTTTTGCACCATCGGGTATATTTTTCAATACATCCAACACGCTGGGGAATACGGCGTATTTGCTTAAAAGCGATAGCATGGCCCCTGTGACAACCACAACACAACTGACATTCTCCGGTTGGTTTCGGATGGATGCCAAGGGTGGCACGAGTGAAACCAGTTTGTTCAGCGTCGATGATACGGTCATATCGCCACGGGGTTTTTCGGTTATCCGCACGCATGCTGGCAACATCAAAATCGTCGTTGGATCGTCTGGTTTTCCTCCACCGGACATCACATCTACAACGACGGTGGCCCTTGGCACGCTGTTTCATGTCTATGCAAAGATTAACACGGTGGCGAATACGATTGACTTCCGGATCAACGGCATTGTGCAATCGGTATCGCCGACTTATGCGTCCGAAAGTCCAGTGGCGGATTTCAATTATATTTTGGTCAACAGT